AGCGCAACTATCCAGTAAGCAAGAGCAAATACTACAAACAATGGGGCCGAACAATCCATTGGTTAGCTTACAGCAATACTCGAACACATTAACCAAAATCATTGAAATGGCTGGGTTTAAGGATGCACAAGCGTTTATTAATACACAAATACCGCCAATGCCTCCGCAACCAGAACAGCAAAAACCTGATCCAGCGGAATTGTTAGCGCAAGCAGAAATACAAAAAGCACAAGTACAAGCACAAAAAGCCGTCATTGATTCTGAAACAGATCGCATGAAAATAATCATGGATGACGATAGAGATAGAGATAAAGCAGAAGCTAACATTAGACTGAAAGCTGCTGAACTGAACGCTAAATATGGTGCGCAAATTAATGTAGCAGAAATTAATGCGCTAATGGAACGTGACCGAGAAACGCTACGCCAAATAGCAAAAACTCAATCACAAGGTTTATTTAATAATGGAAGGCAAACAAACTAACATCTATCGCATTGAGATAGCGGAGGGAGATGAGATGTTTGTTGGAAGTGATATTCCAGCAAGCTCAGAGCAAGAAGCAATAGATAAAATGATGTTTATGTTTGCTGGTCAAATTAATCAATATTCGGAAGTGTTACACATCGAAGAACATAAGGTACATTAAACATGGCAATAACTTACAGAGGCGAAAGATTTAGCGGGTATAACGCACCTAAAAGAACACCAAAAAAAAATAAAAAGTTTGCGGTGTTAGCTAAAGATAAAGACAAGGTAAGATTAATTCGTTTTGGTGATCCCAAGATGACGATTAAAAAAGATCAACCAAAAAGACGTAAGTCATTTAGAGCTAGGCATAAATGTGACACCAACCCCCCTAATAAATTAACTGCAAGATACTGGTCTTGCAAAAACTGGTAAGGAAATACTATGTCGTTATACAGAAATATAAATAAAAGAAGAAGGGCTGGCACAAGCAGAACCAAGAAACAATCAACTATTTCTGATAAAACCTACGCTGACATGAAAGCTGGATTTACAAAGAAAAAGAAAAGGAAAACTAAAAATGCCTAACAAAAGAAAGAAAAAATCATCTAAAAAAACAAAAAAACCTTACGGTTATTAAAAAATGAAAACTAAAAATAAAACCAAAAAAATTAAAGGAGTCAATGTTTCTTCTTTAAATACCAGACAACAAAATGCCATGACAAGACATTCACAGCATCACACAATGAAACATCTTAAAAGCATGGTAACCGCAATGAATAAAGGCTCTACTTTTGGTGAATCACATAAAATAGCAATGAAAAAAGTGGGTGTATAATGAAATTTAAAAGCATAAAAAAATTAATAGGCGCATTAGCACCTACCATTGGTACAGCCATTGGTGGGCCAGTTGGCGGTTTAGCAGCTAACGTAGTAGCCGAAGCATTAGGCGTAGAACCAGTTCCAAAAAAGATTGAGAAAGCTATCCAACAAGCCACGCCAGAACAACTTTTAAAATTAAAAACGGCTGAAAAAGAATTTGAAAAACAAATGAAGCAAATGGACATTGATGTCTATGCGCTAGAAACAGCAGATATCCAAGATGCAAGAAATAAGTTTAGCAAAGATTGGACTCCGCGTTTTTTAGGTACATTAACATTAGGCGGTTTTATTGGTTATATTTTTCTAGTAACGATTTATCCCATCGAAGATACCAGTGACGATATCGTCATGTTAATTCTTGGTTATATGTCAGGTATTGCCTCCGCAGTCGTGTCTTTTTACTTTGGCTCAAGTAACAAGGATAAGTAGAGATGGAAGCTATTGATTGGGAAAAATATCCAAACTTTAAAGCATCAGAATTTGCTTGTCGGCATTGTGGTAAAGAGGGGATTCAAGAAAGTATCGTAGCGATGGTGCAAGAAATTAGACAAGAGGTAGGCTTTCCATTTATTATTACATCTGGTTATAGATGTAGTGAGCATCCGATAGAAAAAAGAAAATCTAAAGCGGGCGCACACGCAGATGGATTAGCAGCAGATATTAGTTGTTCTCATGCTAAAGCGTACAAATTAGTACAAGTAGCAATGGCAAAAGATATATCTGGTATTGGTATTAAACAAAAAGGAGATGGTCGTTTTATTCATTTAGATGTTTCCGAACAAAAAAATGGTAGACCTCGCCCACATATATGGAGTTATTAGGAAATGGAAATCAATGCTTTTTTTCTTTGGAATGTTATTTTAACTCTAGTGTATGCACCATTAATTTATGGTATTAGAGCCAACTCAGCAGAGATGAAAAGAATTGATATTTTATTAAATAAAACTAGAGAAGAATTACCAAGTAAATATGTAACCAAAGCAGACTTACTAGAAGATATGGAAAGATTATTTACTCGCTTAGATAATTTAGAATCAAAAATAGATAGATTAATTTCAAGGTAGAAGGAATAAGAATGGCAATACAATACGATCCCAATTTTACATCAGGACTAGAATATGCGTTATCAGTAGCGGGTGGTCAGAATGTGCCAAACATGATAGCACCAGGGGTTAGCTATTCCAGTGAATTTCCAATGGGTTATACGGCTGATGGTCTAGCACCGCCTCCAATGCAAACACCCATGCCAGCTACCTTAGAAGATTTCCAACGTGTTGATCCATTTGCTGCATTGAACGCTCAACTCTCAGATTCTTTGGCTAATCCTACATCAGCTATGTATTCAACTGATGTGGGTACGGGTGCATCAATGGGTTTGGGATCGCCTATGCCAATAAGCGCGCCAAACACATTTCGTACCGGAGAGCTAGAATTTACAGATTATGCAAACCCTTTAAGACAAAGTGATCCAAGTGCTATTGCAGATCAAATGGCACTAACTAATATCTATTCTGATATAGATTCAGTATTAGCAAACGCAAGAGATATAGATGCTTACAATGAAGCAACAGATGGCACAATTCTTTCTGAGTTAAAAGGTTTACTAGCTGGAAGCACAGAATCAAAAATGACAGAAGCAATGGGTGATCGTTTAATAGAAGAACTTAATGCAAGAGCTATTAATACTAATGATCCCAGAAGCAGACTTAGTACCGATCCATCATCAACAATGGGATTCACACAAGGTAACTTTGGGCCTGGTGCAACCGTAGGTGGACTAGGTGGTGGAAAATCAACAAGAGAAAGTGCTGCTGATATGAACGCAGCTATGACAGCTGGTATGGCAAGAGATAAAGCATCAGCCATGAATACTTTATATGGCGGTGCTGGCTCTAGCTTTGAATCAGGGCGTAATGAATATACAGAGTCAGGCCAATACGATATAGACAGAGAGGCTCGACAAGCAGAGTTTGATGCGATGCGTCAGCAAAGAAGAATAGATGCTGGCTTACCTTCAATTAGATTAACTCCAGAAGAAACGCAACAAGCAGTTCAAGAGTTACAAGCAAACATTGGTTTTGGTGGCGCTATGACTCCTAGAGGTAGAAATCAAATTCCAGCTATGGCAGCAGAACCCGTACCACAACCAGTAAAAGGGTATACTCCATTTGATTTCGCTAACATACAATCAATTTTAAATAACTTAGGATAATATATGGCTAGTAGAGAGGAAATACGAGATTCAAGCGAAGCTGAGTTAATTCTAAACAGCGATACACTTAAAAAATCCATTGAAAATTTAAAACAAGAATACGTTGCTTTATGGTTGAATAGTAAAGGCGAAGATAATATAGTTTTTCGTGAAACTCTGCATACAGCAATAAATATTTTACCAGAGGTAGAGAGGCATCTACGCATTTTGGTAGAAAGAGGGAAGATCACAAGTGCGCAAGTTAAAAAATTGCACAATTACATATAACTAGGTAAAATTTAATAAAACTAGGAGTTTAATATGAGCAACATCGCCAAGCCGATTGCTTTACAATCAGAGTTAGATAAAACTGTCACTTCATTTGAAGGGTTTTTGACTCCCGATGAGGAAGCACCAGAAGCACCAGCAGAAGAAACAGTTGAGTTAGAAACATCTCCAGAAGATGTCGTGGAAACAGAAGTAGAGGCAGAGGCAGAAGTCGAAGCTGAAATTGAAGTTGAAGATGACTTTGAGGAAGGGGAAGAAATAGAACAGTCTTTAGAAGAACAAACAGAAGTAGAGGAAGAACTACAACCTCAATCCTATGTCGTTAAAGTTGATGGCGTAGAGCAAGAGGTCACGTTAGATGAACTCCAAAACGGCTATTCTCGCCAACAAGACTATACAAGGAAAACTCAAGAACTGTCTCAACAACGTAAAGGTTTTGAGGAACAGCAAGCAGAGTTAGCCAAAAAAGATGCGATTTACGCTCAGTTATTGCCTCAATTAGAGGCGAGTTTAAATGGTGAATTAGAAAACGAACCAGATTGGGGTGCGCTTTACGAGTCTGATCCAATAGCATATGTTCGTGAAAAAGACGTTTGGGAAGATAAACGTAAGAGGTTAGATGCCGCTAAAGCTGAAAACACAAGGTTGCAAGAAGAAGCAGCCCAGAAACAGCAAGAACAAATTCAAAAATTTGTTGAATACGGCAACCAACAACTTACAGAAAAGATTCCTCATTGGTCTGATGCAGAAAAATCTCAAAAGGAAAAAGCTGCAATCACAACATACGCAATTAATGAATTGGGGTTTACGCCACAAGAAATTAATAACGTGATAGATTATAGAGTGTTACTTGGTTTACGCGATGGGATGCTATACCGCAAACAAGTGGCAGCTTCCAAAAAGAAACCAACCCAAAAAGCGGCTTCAAGAGTGGCAAGACCTGGTACTTCTAATAAACCAAAGACAATGACTGCGGTGAAAAAAGCACAAATGAAACTAGCTAAATCTGGCAAAGTGCAAGATGCAGCTAAAGTCTTTGAACAATTTATTTAAAAGGTATTAAAAAATGGCTAAAGTAACAAACGCCTTTGACACATATACTGCTACTTCTGATAGAGAACAGTTGTCTGACATAATTTACAACATATCTCCAATGAGTACGCCATTTATGAGTTCTATTGGCAAAACTAATGTAAGAAACGTCCAGTTTGACTGGCAAACCGAAGCTCTACCAAACCCAACTGGAACAGGACAATTAGAAGGTTTTGAACTTTCTCGTGCTGCTTCAACTGCAACGGTTAGAGAAATCAACTACTGTCAAATCAGTAGCCGTGATGCAACCGTAACTGGTACGCAAAACGCTTCTGACGCAGCGGGAAAAAAATCAGAAATGGCGCATCAACTAGCCGTTATGGCTAAGGCCTTAAAGCGCGATATGGAAACCGCCTTATGCTCTAAAGTCGCTAAAAATGCGGGTGCAGCAGCAACAGTTCGTCAGACTGGTGGATTTGAAACGTGGACAGAAACAAACGTATCTCGTGGTACTAATGGCGCGGGCGCTGGTAACGGTGCTGCCCCAACTGACGGTACAGCGCGTGCGTTTAGTGAAACCATCTTAAAAGCAGTACAACAACTCTGCTTTGCAAACGGTGGTGAGCCTTCAATGTTAGTCGTTGGCCCACACGTTAAAGGTGTTGTATCTGGTTTTAGTGGCAGAACTTCTGTTACTCAAACAGTAGATGCAAATACAGTTGAAGCATCAGTAGCTATCTACGCGGGTGACTTTGGAGAACTTAAAGTAGTTCCTTCAAACTTCAGTCGTGCAAGATCAGCTTTATTTGTTGATCCTAACTTTGCGAAAACTTGTTTCATGAGAGATTTTGAAACTATTGATATCGCAACTATTGGTGATGCAGTTACGAAAATGTTAGTCGTTGAATTTGGATTGGAAGTATCAAATGAGAAGGCTCACGGAATCGCTGCTGACTTATCAACTTCATAAGTTGTAGCAAGAGGGGTGAGTAATCGCCCCTCTTTTTTTAACTGGTTTTAAGTATGGCAAAAAGAACAATCATTGATTCACAATCTGGTTTAATAAGCGAGTTCGCTACCGAAGATGATAAAAACATTTATCACACTACCCAGAATGTTCAACCTATCCTAGATAACGTCAAAAATTTATCTTATAACAAGCAACGCAAAGAATTAAAGCACGTTGCTGAAGTACCTATGGTAATATATCAACAAGCAATACGCGAAGGTTGGGCCAACGATAGAAAAAAATGGAAGAACTGGCTCAACGATCCGGACAATAAATTATTTAGAATATGGCAAGGTAAAGTATGACTTACGATGAATTAAAAACGCAGATAGCCAATTACTTAAACAGAAGTGATCTCACCACACAAATTGATATTTTTATTGACACCACCGAAGCGGAATTAAATCGTAAGGTTAGAGATAAAGATATGATTAAAAGAGCTACCGCAACTGCTGATGGTCAATACTTAACTTTACCAACAGACTGGTTAGAAGTTGTTAATGTAGAAATTACATCTGGTGACTTTACGCCTTTGTTTCAACAATCAATAGAATCACTAGATATCTTTAGACGGGCAAACGATAATAGTTCAGGTCAACCAAAATACTTTGCTATTGTTGACGGCACTCTTGAACTTGCCCCTACCCCTGATACTTCATATACATTACAATTAACTTATTACGGTAAAATCAGCGCGTTAAGCGACTCGAACACCAGTAACTTTGTTTCATTAAACCATCCAGATGTTTATCTGTATGGAGCAATGAAGCAAGCCTCTATTTATCTAATGGAAGATGATAGAGTACAAATGTTTACTGCGCAATTTGAATTAGCATTAGAAGAAATGCGTATGCAACAAGAAAAGGCTGCTTTTGGT